ACCGTCGAGCCTTCCATCCTCCTCACCGGCGGCCGGCACCCTGACCACCGATGCCACGCCTACATCCGTAACGGCGTCTGGGAGTTCCTGCCCGACTCGACCCACGCCCTCGCCGGCCAGACCGTGCCAGTGGTCGACATCCCGCCCGAGGTCTTCGGGTGAGCATCAACGACGACACCCTCCGCCTCGACACCCAGCTAAGGGTCCGGCTCGACCGGAACGTCGACCACACCACCCGCCTCCTCGTGCAACGCTGGGCCGAGGCCTGGCAATCGATCGCCGGCGACTGGAACACCGTGGTCGAGATGATCCTCGAAGCCCACGACGAAGGCCGCCGCCTGACCATCTCCCAGGCCCTCCGCACCAGGTCAGTGATCGAAGCCCTCGCCGCGACCGAAGCCGCGATCCGTGACCTGGGCAGCTACGCCGGCGTCACCATCACCGAGCCCCTCGGCGACCTCACCGCCGACGCCGCAGCCGCGCAGCTCGACATCATGCGATCCCAGCTCCCAGCCGGCACCGACGACACCCTCGGCCTCCGCGCCTCCGTGATCCGAGCCGACCGCGGCCAGATCGAGGCCATCGTCCGCCGCGTCACCGACACCGTGACAACCCTGGCCGACGACCTCGGCGAGCGAGGCATGGCCGTCGTACGCCAAGAGCTCGTGCGCGGGATGCAGCTCGGCCTCAACCCCCGCGAGACCGCCCGCCGTACCGTCCTCGGCAACCGCATGGTCCAGGCCTTCGAGCACGGCTTCAACCTCCCCCTCAACCGGGCCCTCATCATCACCAGGACCGAGCAGATCGACGCAGCCCGCGACGCCGCCGCCCTCACCCACCAGGCCAACGCCGACCTCCTCCGCGGCTGGCAGTGGGTCGCGCAGCTCGACACCAGGACCTGCCCGTCGTGCTGGGCGCAGCACGGCACCGAGCACCCCCTCGACGAGCCCGGCCCCTGGGACCACCAGCAAGGACGTTGCACCCGCATGCCAGTCACCCGCACCTGGGCCGACCTCGGCTACGACGTCCCCGAGCCCCCGTCCCTGGTCCCCAACGCCGCCGACACCTTCGACCAGCTCACCGACGCCGAACAGCTAGCGATCATGGGCCCCCGCCGCCTCGAGCTGTTCCGCAACGGCGACATCGGGTGGGACGACATGACGAAGACCCGGTCGACCGACGGCTGGCGCGACTCCTTCGGCGTCAGACCCCTGGGAGACATACCAGCGGCGAGGCCTCGGCGGGCCGCGTGATCTTCACCTCAGGACACCGGATGCAGGCCCACGAGAGTTCGCTCTCCGAGGCCGAGAACACCGCCTCCGACAGCACCCAGACATGCTCAACACACCGAGCCTCCGAGCCATTGACCATCCGACCAGCCTAGACTCCGAACCGAGGAGGCCGACTATGACGCACCGCATCGTTGAGACCATCGCCCTGACCGAGGCCGCAGCCGCGTCCGCGAAGGCGACCGGCCGGATGCTGGTCCAGTTCATCGACCCAGGGTGGGGCGCCTCCGGCTACTACTCCAAGGAGGTCCTCGAGGCAGCGGCCACCAACCGCGTGATCCCCAAGGGCACCCACATGTACGCCGACCACCCGACCGCGACGGAGAACCTCGAGCGGCCCGTCCGCTCCGTGAGGGACCTGGTCGCCGTGGTGCAGGAGGACGCCTACGCCCTCCCCGAGACCGGCGCCCTGGTCGGCGAGGTCCAGGTCGTCCCCGGCTGGCAGCCCTTCGTCGAGACCGTCTTCGAGGACATCGGCGTCTCCATCCGCGGCGACGCGACCGCCGAGGTCGGCGAGGCCGAAGGCCGCCGCGGCGACATCATCGAGCAGATCGCCGCGCCCGTCCGGTCGGTCGACTTCGTGACCCGCGCCGGCCGAGGAGGCCGCGTCCTGCAGCTCCTCGAGTCCGCAGCCTCCACCACCCGCGCCACCGAGCACGGCCTCGAGGAGGCCGCCGCCAACGACATCCGCGACGCCCTCACCAACGCGCTCCGCGACGCCTACGGCGCCGAGAAGACCTACGTCTGGGTCCGCGACTTCGACCCCGACAAGAGCACGGTCTGGTTCGAGGTCGAGGCACCCGACGGCTCCGGCCTCTTCGGCCAGCAGTACACCGACAACGGCACCGCCCTCGCCGGCGACCGCACCGAGGTCCGCGTCCAGACCAGCTACGTCCCCACCACCACCGAGACGTCCCAGCCGACCCCGGCCGGGCGAACCACCACCACAACCCAAGAGTCCGAGGAGGACAACATGGGCAACATCACCATCGAGGAGTCGGAGCACACCCGACTCCTCGAGCAGGCCGGCCGGGCGACCGTGCTCGAGAGCGAGCGCGACACCGCGGTCACCGAGCGTGACCAGGCCCGCGCCGAGCTCGGCGCCCGCCGCATGATCCAGGCCCTCGAGGGCATCGCGTTCTCCGAGCTCGAGGTCCGCGGCCTGGTCGCCGGCCTGCCGCTCACCGAGGCCGGTCTCCTCGACGAGCCCGCCTTCACCACCATCCTCGAGGGCGAGGTCACCCGCGCCCGCGAGTCCCACGCCCGCCGCCTCGAGGAGGCCGGCGCCGGCACCGTGACCGGCTTCGGCGCCAAGGCCGAGCCGGTCGCCAAGACCGACGCCCAGCTCCGCGAGGAGTCCGACAAGGTCCGGCGCGCTGCGTTCGGCCGCACCGAGATCAAGGAGGCCTGAGCCATGGCCAAGAACATCATCTTCGACGACGGCGACCAGCTGTCCGTGGTCGTCACCCACCCGGCGACCCCCAAGAGCGGCGACCCGGTCCGCTACGGCGAGATCGCCGGCGTCGCTCTCACCGCTGAGCGGGCCGACGGCACCACGACCGTCAAGTTCGACGGCGTCGCCGAGATCTCCGTCAAGGGCATCAACGCCGGCGGCAACGTCGCCGTCGCGGCCGGCGACAAGCTCTACTACACCGACGCCGACACGCCGCCGGTCTCCAAGAAGGCCACCGGCGTCTACTTCGGCACGGCCCTCGCGGCCGTGACGTCCGGCGCCACCGCCACCATCCGCGTCAAGCTGGCCAACGGCTGACGGCCGCAGGCTGAGAGAGAGAGAAACCCATGCCCACCCTGCTCAGTGCTGAGGTCGAGATCCCCGGCCAGACCGAGGACCGCACCTTCCGCCGCCGCCCGCTCTCCGAGGCACTCGTCCTCGAGGCCGGCACCCTCATGGCCCGCGCGTTCGCCGGCAACCGCCGCGCGATGCTCGACCTCGAGGAGGCGCTGTCCGCCAGCGACTTCCGCGCGGCCGCCTTCGAGGTCCTCGACCGCGAGATGATGGACCGCTACACCGACATCACCCCCTCGTGGACCATGTACGCCCGCCGGACCACGACCCGCGACTTCAAGGAGAAGAAGCTGGTCGACCTGATGGGTGGCCACGCCGCGCTCGAGAAGGTCCCCGAGCTCCAGGAGTTCCCCGCCCGATCGCTCTCCAAGGCGCTCTACAAGATCTTCGTCGAGAAGTTCGGTGGGCGCTTCCAGATCTCGTGGGAGTCGATGGTCAACGACGAGCTCGGCGAGCTGCAGGACCTCCCCGGCTCCCTGGCCGTCGGGGCCCGCAACACCGAGACCAAGGCCGCGGTCGGCCTCCTCACCGACGGCAACGGCGCCAACGACGCGTACTTCAACGCGACCGCCTGGGGCCGGACCTACGACATGGCGACCGACACCTGGTCCGGCGGGTCGACCAACCTGCTCACCGGCAACCCGGTCCTCTCGGCCGCCGCGATCGCCGCCGCGCTCACCGCGATCGGCCAGCGGAAGGACCCCGAAGGCCTGCCCATCGTGGTCCAGGCCTACAACCTGGTCATCCCGCCGGCCCTCGAGGTCCTCGCCAACGAGATCCTCGGCGCCACCGAGATCGAGATCACCGAGGGCACCCGCAAGATCCGCACCAGCAACTGGCTCCGCGGGAAGATCAAGATCGTCGTCGAGCCCTGGCTCACGGTCCTCGACCTCGGCGCCAACGTCAACACCGGCTGGTACCTCCTGCCCGACGTGGCCTCGACCCGCCCGCCGTTCTTCGTCGCGTTCCTCCGCGGCCACGAGGCGCCTGACCTCCGCGTGAAGGCCGACACCGGCTCCCGCGTCGGTGGCGGCGCCATCCCGGCCGAGGAGGGCAGCTTCGACGTCGACGACATCCAGTACCGGGTGCGTCACGTCGTCGGCGCGGCCGGCACCGACATGATCGCGACGGCGTACTCCAACGGTTCCGGCTCCTAGGCCGAGCCTTCGGCGGCGTCTGGGGGAGCTCCCCCGTAACCTCAGGCGCCGCCGAGCACCCACCACCACAAGAACCAGGAGCCCAGCATGGCCACCCTCGCCTACTCCCGCATCGCGATCGCCGGCACCCTCGCCGCACCGGTCGCCGCCTCTGCCGGCGGCGACAAGGTCGCGCCCAACGACCGCGGCTTCCTCGACGTCAACAACGGCGGAGGCAGCCCCATCACCGTGACCATCGCGGTCCCCGGCAACACCAGCTACGGCCTGGCCAACCCCGACGTCGCCACCGCCGTCGCGGCCGGCGCCCGCCGCAGGTTCGGCCCGTTCCCCGCCGACCTCGCCGACCCGGCCGACGGCCTGGTCGCCATCACCTACTCCGGCGTCACCACCGTGACCGTCGAGGCCCTGCAGCTCTGAGCTGCAGCACAACACCCAGGAGAGGACCCGAGCCATGCCGAACGCCTACGACCCGGCCAGCACCATCGGCATGGTTCGGCTCCTCGCCAACGACAACGACTCCGACGACTACCTCTTCACCGACGACGAGATCGGCGTCTTCCTCACCCTCGAGGGCAACGTCGTCAAGCTGGCCGCCGCGCAGGCCATCGACACCATCGCCGACAACGAGGTCCTCCTCGCGAAGGCCATCACCACCCAGGACCTCACCACCGACGGCCCGAAGGTCGCCGCCGAGCTCCACAAGCGCGCAGCCGCTCTCCGAGCCCAGCACAACAGCGACCTCGACTCCGCCGACGACGCCGGCTACTTCGAGATCATCCCGATCAACGGCCTCAACGACGGCTACGAGCTCGCCGAGCCCGAGGTCGACGTCCTGTGACCAGGCGCCGCCTCCACTACGGCCGGCGCGGCGGCCGCAAGCCGTTCTCCCGCTGGGCCGTGGTCCCCCACGGCTGGGACGACAACCACCGCCCCGTCGTCGAGGGCACCTGGACCGCCCGCGTCGAGCTACGCCACCCCGCCGTCGCCACCATCACCTCGTGGAACGCCGCCACCGAGCAGACCGAGACCACCCCCAACCCGCCGTACTTCGAGGGCTGGGCCCGCGTGCAGCGCACCGCCGGCCAAGGAGCCAACCCCCAGGTCGCCGACGACCCAGAGCCCGTCTCCACCTACCTCGTGGCCCTCGACGCCGACGTCGAGACCGAGGCCGGCGACATCGTGACCGTCCTCCTCTCCGGCGACGCGATCCTCGACGCCCAGCCCCTCTACGTGACCCACGTCGCCGTGGGGAGCCTCCGCTTCGAGCGTGACCTCTACTGCAGCCTCAACCCCCACCAGACCACCACCGCGCCAGCGCCAGGCTGAGAGGAGCCCTCCGATGCCCATCGACATCTCCGAGGTCCGCGCCCTCGGCACCCGCCTCGCCAACGCCGGCCGACGCGTCGGCGTCGACGCCTCCCGCCTGCTCCGCGTCACCGCGCTCCGCATCGAGGCCGACGGCAAGGTCTTCGCCCCCGTCGACACCGGCTTCCTCCGCTCGAGCATCTCGACCACGATCACCGGCAACGGCAACGCCGGCATCATGACCGCCGAGATTGGGCCCACCGCCGAGTACGGCATCTTCCAGGAGTACGGCACCAGCACCCAGCCCGGCCAGCCGTTCATGGGCCCCGCCTTCGACCGCAACGTGCCCGGCTTCACCGCTGGCCTCGCCCAGCTCGCGACCAAGGACCTCTGATGCTCCGCGAGTTCGGCAACGCCGTCGCCGCCCAGCTAGCCGCGATGACCCCGACCACCATCGGCTACTACGGCAGGATCGGCCGCCCCATCGTCGAGGGCACCCCGGTCGACCCGCCCGCCAAGGGCCCCCTGGACCCCACCGTCCAGCCCTACTACGTCGTCTACCCCGGCACCGGCGAGGACGGCCCCGACCTGTCCCTCTGCCGCACCACACCCGACGGGACCACGATCACCCTCCGCATCACCGCGGCCGCCGGCGACCCCGAGGATTTCCTCGCGCTGGTCGACCGCATCGACGCACGGCTCCTCGGCTGGACCCCGGTCCTGGCCGGCCACCCGTTCCCCGGCCCGGTGAAGCGCCTCCCAGGCTCCGCAGCGCCGATGCTGAATGATGCGACCGTGAGCCCGCCGCGGCTCTACGCTCTACTCCAGTACCAGACCACCATCTAGACCCCAGCAAGGAAAGAGGCCAGGCCCATGTCGCAGGAGATCGGATTCGTCGAGGTCGTCGTCATCGCCACCGGCGAGAAGCAGCTCGTCCCCCCCCACTACATGGAAGACCCGGTCCTCAAGCTGCCCTTCAAGTGGGCGCCGTCCGCGCGGGCGAAGCAGGCCGAGGGCGACGACGCCCCGCCGGAGGACCCCACCGACCCCGCCGGCGACCCGCCGGCCGAGGACCCCACGCCGGCCACGGCAACCACCACCAAGGCCAGCGGCAAGAACCGCTGACCAACCCACAACACCAGGGAGACACACCATGCCCAAGAGCCTGGCCGAAGGCCACGTCCGCTTCGCACTCCTCACCGCCAAGCCCGCCAACCCCGCAGCGCCCACGGTCGCCGAGCTCAACGCCGGCATCATGACCACCGCGTCGGTCAGCTGCAACATCCTCTCGAGCGACTTCAACTTCGGGCCCACCGGCTCGGACAAGATCAGCGAGCCCGCCCTGTGTGACCAGGGCAAGACCGAGGCACTCGGCCTGAGCTCCTACGTCTGCGAGTTCACTGCGTTCCGCTACTTCGACGCGACCACGAAGAACGCCCACGCCACCGAGGACGCGCTCTTCCAGGCCCTCAAGGTCAAGGGCGCCACCCTCTACGCCTACGCCCGCGAGACCGCGAAGATCAGCACCGACGCGTTCGCCGCCGCCGACGAGCTCTACTTCGGCGCCGAGATCGTCAACGACTCCCCGGCCCGCGGCGACGGCACCGGCTACATCAAGCGCCGCGTGGTCTGCGTGGTCTCCAAGGGCTACGAGAACATCCTCGTCGCCTGACCCCCGACCTGGGTGTGGCGCCCGTCCCTGAGGAGAGCAGGCGCCACACCCAGCACCACCCGCACCACCCCCCGCTCTCCTCGACCAACCCATCTCCTCAAACGAACGGACCCAGCTATGACCACCGACCAGCCCCTCGGCTCCCCCTTCATCGCCGACCCCGCCGACGACACGCCGACCGCCATCACGTTCCCCGCCGGCACCCCCCGCGTCTTCACCGTCGAGGACGTCCTCTCCAACGCCACCCTCCCCGAGCGCGTCGCAACCGTCTGCATCCGCCCCGACCTCCAGGCCACCTACGACGAAGCCATGGCCGAGCTCTCCACCCTCATCGACGGCTCCGGGAAGCTCCTCGAGGCCGACGACGACGCATCCCTGGCCGACACCAAGGCCACCCGCGCGCAGGAGCTGGCCGACACTATCGCCCAGGTCCGCGCCGAGATGAGCGGCTTCCTCTGGTCCGTCCGGTTCCGCGGCATGTCCAGCGAGGACTACTCCATCTTCAACAAGCGCCACACCCCCAAGGGCGACAACCCCGACACCACCGACTACAACCTCCGCCTCATCGCCGCGACCGCGATCGAGCCGACCATCACCCTCGAGAAGGCGCAGCAGCTCAACGCCAAGCTCGGCTCCCGCATCATGGCCGAGCTCGTCAACACCGCCTGGAACACCTGCAACGAGGGCGGTATCAGCGTCCCAAAATCGCTGAGCTTCTCGGTCAGCCCGGCGCGGAGCTAGCGCGCCGGCTCCTCCGTGCGGCCCGAGACCAGCACACCGCCCCCACCCTGTTCCTCGGGCTGCGCGTCCCCAGCAGCACCTACGTCTACGACGACCCCGAGCACCCCGACCGGCCGACGAGCACCATCCACTCCCCCACCTGGACCCCCGAAGACCGAGCCCTCCTCCTCGGCCTCCAGGAGTACGAGCGGCGCCAGTGCGAGTGCGGCTGGCCGATCAAGGTCGCCTGGCATGCCGACATGGAAGGCTGGTTCGATCCCGAGGAGTACGTCTGCCACGGATGCTCCGCGGCCGCGGGACGAGAGGTGGTCCACACGCTGGCACCGACCACCGCTCGCGAGTTTTCGGCTCGGCCTCTGTCAGACTTCGACTGGAAGACCACGACGACCCCACCCACGCCCGACGATGACGACGACTGAGGAGAGCACCAGTGACCGTTGAGTCCAGGTCGGTCGTCGTACGACTCTCAGCGGAGACCGCGGCCTACATCCGGCAGATGCAGGCCGCGGGCCAGCTTGGCTCCGACGCGATGCAGCGTGTCGAGCGGTCGACACTCAAGAGCGACGCCGCGATGGCGAAGGCCTCGAAGACCGCGAAGCTGGTCGGCTTCGCCATGGGCGCCGCGCTGGTCTACGCCACCAAGGCCGCGGTCGATTGGGAGTCGCAGTGGGCTGGCGTCGAGAAGACCGTCGACGGGACCACGCAGCAGCTCAACAGCCTCGAGGGCGAGCTACGCGACCTCGCGACCACGATGCCCACCACCCACAAGGACATCGCCGCCGTCGCCGAGGCAGCCGGCCAGCTGGGTGTGAAGACCGCCGACATCGCCGACTTCACCGAGACCATGCTCCAGCTCGGCGCGACCACCAACCTCACCGCCGACCAGGCCGCCACCGACATCGCGCAGATCCAGAACGTGATGGGCACCGGGGCCGACGAGATCGACAACCTCGGCGCGTCGCTGGTCGCGCTCGGCAACAACGGCGCGAGCACCGAGGCCCAGATCGTTTCGATGGCGCAGCGGATCGCCGCGACCGGCGCGCAGATCGGCCTGACCGAGCAGGACGTCCTCGGCATCGCCAACGCCGCCGCGTCGATGGGCATCGAGGTCGAGGCCGGCGGGTCCGCGATCTCCCGCGTGTTCACCAGCATCTCCAAGGCCACCCACCAGGGCGGCGCCGACCTCGACACCTTCGCCCAGGTCGCCGGCGTGTCCTCCAAGGAGTTCGTGAAGCGCTTCGCCGACGACCCGGCCCGCGCGTTCGCCTCCTTCACCGAAGGCCTCAACCGGATCAACCAGTCCGGCGGCGACGTCTTCTCCGTCCTCGAGCAGCTCGGCCTCTCCGACATCCGCGTCTCCCAGGCCCTCCTCTCGATGGCCGCGAGCGGCGACTACCTGACCAACAGCCTCGACCTCTCCGCCCAGGCCTGGTCCGAAAACTCCGCGCTGGCCAACGAGTTCGCCAAGCGCATGGGCACCGACGCCGCCGAGATCCAGGTCGCGATCAACAACATCCGCGACGCCGCGATCGACTTCGGCGCGACCATGCTCCCCGTCGTCTCCGACATCGCGACCGGCGTCTCCAAGGTCTCGCAGGCCCTCGGCGACCTCCCCGCACCCATCCAGGCCGCCACCACCAAGGCCGTCGCGCTCACCCTGGTGATCGGCGGCGCCGCCTGGTTCGGCGCCAAGACCATCCAGGGCATCGCCACCACCAAGGCCGCGCTAGTCGGCCTGGGCATCACGGCCGACGCAACCAAGCTCAAGCTCGCCTCCATCGGCCCGGCAGCCGCAGCGACCGCCGTCGGTCTCGTCGCGCTCCAATCGTCCTTCGACATCTTCGACGACTGGAAGCGATTCAACGAGACCGCCGACACCACGGTCGGCTCCCTCTCCGAGCTGACAGACCTCCTCGGCCAGTCCAACGTCGGCAAGTTCGCCGACGACCTCGGCATCGACATCGCCCGTCTCGCCGCGTCGCTCGTCGAGAGCGGCAAGAGCGGCGAGTACGCCGTCGAGGTCTTCGAGAAGCTCAACGACCCGAGCCTGGCACGAGAGGCTGGCCGCACCAACGCCTTCGGCGACGTCTTCGGCGTCGGCCCCACCAAGGCAACCGCCGCGCTCAACAACCTCAACGCCGTCCTCGACGAGAACGCCGACCTCCTCGGCTCCGGCGCCGGCACCGCCGACGACTACGGGACAGCAGTCGATGGCGCGGCCGGCTCGACCGACGAAGCTAGCGCGGCGGCCCAGCGCCACGCCAAGGCCGCGCTGGCCGACATCGCCGCGATGCAGAAGGAGCGGAACGCAGCCCTCGGCGTGGCGCGCGGCTTCGTCACCCTCGGCGATTCGCTCAACGACTCGTCCGTCTCCCTCAACGACTGGATCCGCGACCTCGAGAAGCAGGCCGAGGCGCTCCGCAACTTCCGCAGGAACGCCGTCGAGGCCGCCAACAAGGGACTCAACCAGGGCCTGATCAAAGCCCTGCAGAAGGCCGGCCCCGAGGGCGCTCTCCGGCTCCGCCAGCTGGCCAACGCCTCCGAGACGGAGATCGGCCGAGCCAACGCCGCCTGGCGCGCCGGGCAGCGCGAGATCGCGAAGTACGCCGACGCCGCGACCAACGTCCCCGCCGTGGACATCAACGTCGACGGCGTCGACCACGCCCGCAGCCAGATCGAGTCCTTCCGCCGCTGGCTCTCCGGCCTGAACCTCAACAAGACCGGCACCATCCGCATGATCAACACCGGCGGCATGGGCCCCCAGGTCTACGACACCGGCGGCTACACCGGGCCCGGTGGAAGGCTCGAGCCCGCCGGCATCGTCCACCGCGGCGAGGTCGTCATCCCCCAGGACCTCGTACGCCGCGACTGGTCGATGCTCTCCTCCCGCTACGGCCACCTCCCAGGCTTCGCTGGCGGAGGCATGGCCACCGGTGGCAGCTCGAGCGACGTTGGCAGCCTGAGCAAGTTCTCCGAGTCCCTCGAGCGGTCGCGCCGCGCGCTGGACAAGGAGACCAAGGCCCGCGAGAAGGCCAACAGCCTCCGCTCCGACCTGGCCTCCACGGTCGCCGGCGGCTTCCGCTCCGACCCGTTCGCCGGCGGCATCTGGGGAGCAGGCGACCCCCTCTCCGTCCTCCGCGGCGACATCGCCTCCGGCCAGCAGTACCGCAACCTCATCAAGCGACTGAGCAAGCGAGGCCTCTCCGGCAACGCGCTCGCCGAGGTCGACACCCTGCAGGAAGCACAGACCCTCTCCGGCATGAGCCGCGGCGACCTCCGCGAGTACGAGCGGCTCTACAACATCCGCCAGCGCGTCACCGCCAACGCCGGCCGCACCGCCGGCGTCGCCGCCTACGGCCGCGCGATCCGCGAGCAGACCAACGAGCTACGCCGACTCCGCGAAACCGTCGACCGCCTCGACGGCCACGCCCGGCACGCCGCGAAGGACATGGGCGACGCCGTCGCCGACAAGCTGACCGGCGCCGCCCGCGCCGGTCGCCACGACAGGAGCCACCCGCGTGTCGGATAACGTCTACGACCGGACCCCCGCAGCCAAGAGCCTCATCCTCGGCGCGCTCCCCCTGTCCTCGCCCGGCACCAAGCTCGCCGGCAAGGGCTACGAGCTCGAGGTTCTCGCCTCAGACGCCTCCTTCGGGAACGGCGACCCCATCGAGCAGGAGGTCCGGTCCTTCCTCCTCGACGGAGCCCGCGTCAACCACCTCCGCGACGGCAACCGCGAGTCGTTCTTCCAGGTCCGCGTGGAAGCTCTCACCCCCATTGCGCTCGCCGAGGCCGAGGCCGACATCCGCGCCGAGCTCGGGAAGATCAACCGCCTCCGCTGGACCCCGCCCCACCAGGGATCCCCGGTCTCCGTCTTCGTCGTCGTCACCTCGAGCATGCGGTGGCTTTTCGACGACCACGCCGAGACCCAACTCCGCCGGATCTTCGGCCTCCGGTTCGTCTGCCTCCCCCACGTCCGCTCCGACTTCGAGGTCACCGTCCCCGCGCTCGCGACCCCGCCCGGCGGCGCGCCGACCGTGACCTCGATCAACGCCTGCACCGCGACCACCGGATGGACCGGATCGTCGACGCCCACCACCGACGCCGCGTCCATCATCATCAAGCCCGCCGACGACGCCCAGCCCCACTACTGGCCGCCCTGCACCAGGTGGGCCCTCCTCACCCGCTCCGCCTTCAACCCCGTCCCGTACATCTGCGTCACCGCCCGAGCCTCCAAGGGCAAGCTCACCGACCTCCGCGTCGAGGCCGACGGCGTCGCGCTGCAGCGGGTCCTCGTCAAGGGAAACGACTGGTTCTTCCTCACCGCCGACACCTCCGTAACCACCCTCAAGATCACCGGCGACATCGGGGAGTACCTCAGCAGCACCACCGTCCCCCAGGCCCTCTACGTCGACGACGTGAGCAGCTACAACAAGCTCCCCGTCTTCGGCACCGGCCGCCAGAACGCCCGCTCGATCGAGGTCCTCGGATCCGAGCGGACCCCTGGCACGATCGAGCTGGTCCATGGATCCAGCCTCGGCGGGATCGTCATGGTCTATACGTACGCCGACGACTCCGGATACACCCCTGAGCTATCAACAGATTTCATCTCTGGGACCGCGGCCGCGGTCGGCACCAACATCTCCGGCCAGGAGTTCACCACCGGCACACAGACCTTCGAGAAGCCACTCTCCGAGGTCCCCGATGGCCGCTACGAGCTCAACTGTGTCCTCAGCACATCGGTAGCTGGCTCCGGCTATACCGTGACCTGGACCGCCCGCGTTTACGTCGGCGGAGGCGCCGTCGGCGAGCAGCTGTCCGGCACCGTCACCGGCGCGTTCGCCGGCGGCGACTCCCGCATGTTCCTCCGCCTCGGCCGGCTCCTCCTCCCCCCCACCAAGGTTCCCGACGCCAACACCACCGCCACCCTCCGCGTCACCATCGCCATGAGCGCGCCAGCGAACAAGCTCGACGAAGCCTGGCTCTTCAACCTCACCATCGGCGAGCTGACCGTCGTCGACGTCAACTCCAAGTGGGCGCTCTTCCTCGACTCTGCCAGCCTCGAAGACCTCGCCCCCGCCATCTATGCCGGCACCGCGGCCGACCGCAGCAACGCTCACGCCCTCTCCAAGCGGACCGACGTGTTCGCCGCCGGCCGACACGTCTTCCCACCCGGCCGCGTCCAGGTCTTCACCGTCACCGAGACCGGCGTCGACGTCCCCGTCTCCTTCCGCTACCCGCCGTGCTGGTCCCACCACCCGGCCCTCCTCACGGCGCCCTGACCCGATGGAACAGCTAGTCGTCGACGACACCTGGCTCGGCCTTACCAGCGACCGGCAGTACGCCGACCTCACCTACACCGGCCGCATGCCCTACGGATGCTGGTCCGCGGCCTGGACCATGGAGCCCGGCGACCACGGCCTCTACCGCGGCCAGTCCGTCGACATCTACGACGGCACCACCCCCATCTGGGCCGGCCACATCGCAGCCGTCGACCCCCAGACCGGCGAGTACAACGCCGACGGAGCAGCCCGCGAAGCCGAGAAGCGCCTCGCCCTGATCTCCGGTGCCGCGTCCGGATTCCCCGGCGCCACCACCGACGACGCCATCACACGAGGCATGAATTGGGCCGGCCGCGACATCACACCATCCTTCTCCGTCCCAGTCATTGCCACCGCGACACTCGACACCGGCCCCGTCTACCTCCAACAACTCCTCGACGCAGGAGCCGAGGAGTCCGGCACCTACTGGTGGGTGCCGGGTGGCCGCATCCTCCGCATGGACGCCCTCGCCACGGACCCGGAGTGGTTCATCGCCCCCGGCTACGTCGCGCTCGGCGTCGATGACGAGGACTACGCCCAATACGTGTTCGGCCGGTTCTTCAACTCCGGCACCAGCGCCTACGCGACCGCGACCGCCGAAGACACCGCCGCTCCCTGGGGAGGCGCCGAGAAGGCCGTCTCCCTGGTGGGCCGCGGGCCCATGACGTCGGCGAGAGCAAACAGCATCATCGCGAACGTCCTGGCCCGCGACGGAGCACGCCTCGCCGCGGTCGGCTCCATCGAGGTCGACGCCTCCAACCTCACCAACGCAGGAGGAACCCCAGCCGATGTCATGCTGGTCACCGAAGGACAGCGGGTGAGGGCCCTCGGCGTCTTCGCCGACGGGACCTCCATCACCCCCTACCTCGACTTCAACATCGGCGAGATCCGCCACACCAAGGGCGAGTCGAGCATCACACTCCAACCGATCGGGCGAGCAGCGGCCAACCTCCAGGCGCTGTTCGAGAAGGAGGGCAAGTGAGTGACGCAGCATGGGTCGCAACAACGACTCTGGTGGTACCAATCGTCGGCGTCTTCGTGCTCTGGCTCAGGAAGCGCCTGCGGCTCTTCGACCTCTCCGACGAAGCCGCCACCGCGGTGAAGATCACCACCAAGCGCGAAGAGAAGCCCAACAGCCGAGACCAGGCCCTGATCTTCATCGCCGAGAAACTCGCCGAGCAGGACGACCAGATCCGCGACCTCCAGACGCGCGACAACGCCTGGGCCATGTTCACCTGGGAGCTCGAACATTGGGGCCTCCGCGGCTGGGCCCGGTCCCCGAAGCCCCACGAGCCCATGCCGGCGCGCCCCGCCCGGCTGCGACCAGACACCGCCGAGTACCCGACACGTACCATCCCAGACAACGGCAGCACCGACTGAGAACGGACCCCTCCTCATGGAAGCAACCCCCACCACCGCCACCGAGACGAGCTGCAGCTACAACGCCGGCAACGCGAAGCCCGACCGCGTCGCCCACGACTTCGACAAGCTCGTCTCCCTCTTCCTCGTGACCGCCGCCCAGGAGGTCGCCGACCGCGTCGACGAGCTCGAGCAGACCGGCGCCACCGTCCTCCAGAAGACCGGCCAGGACAAGGGCCACCTCGCGTTCCTGATCGACCCCACCGTCCGCGTCAACGCCTACGGCTACATCCGCTGCACCCGCCGCTCCTTCGTGGGCGCCTGGGGAGCTGGCCCGCGGACCCTCGCCGCGAAGTGGATCCTCTGGGCCGACCTCGGCATGCCCGACGGCAGCGACTACACCGTCGCCGACATCCACATGCCGCCCTCCGTGACCAGGCCCGTCACCGGCCCGATCTCCCGCATCGGCCGAGCCCGCCGCCGCAAACTCTACGCCAAGTACGTCGCCGGCATCGTGGCCTGGGCCAGCACCGTCGACGGCCCGATCGCCCTTCACGGCGACTGGAACGCCGAGGCCGACTTCGAGCTCCTCGATCCCCTCCGCGCCGCCGGCTTCCGCCCTATCGCCGTCCCCACCTTCCCCGCCCACGACCCCGACCGCTCGATCGACATCATCTGGGTCCGCGACGCGGCCCCGGTCGCCGGCCGCTCCCTGACCGGCTACTCGTCCGACCATCGCCCGATGGCTGGCACCTACACCCCCGAGGAGACCCCCATGCCCCGTCACCCAGGCCACCCCGGCGCCGACCAGACCACCGCGTGGTACCACGGCCGGTTCTCGGCCTCCCCGATCCGCCCCAACGTCGGCGTCCTCCACTCCACCGAGTCCACCGGCCGCCCCACCTACGAGGGCGGAGCGAAGGCCCCGCACTACACGCTGGTCCCGCAGATCAAGGCCTGCAAGCTGCAGGTCTTCCAGCACTACCTCGAGAGCGAGTCGTCCCGCGCGCTCCGCAACGAGGACGGCGGCGTCGAGACCAACACCCTCAACGCCCTCCAGCTCGAGCTCGTCGGCACCACCGACCCAGCCCACCGCAAGACCTGGCGCGTCGGCTCCGTGACGCTGCGCGCCGGCGTCGACTACATCTACTGGCCCGAGGCCCCGCAGTGGGCCCTCGACGAGCTCGCCGACTTCATGGCCAAGGCCAACAAGCGCCTCGGCATCCCCCTCGCCGCGCCAGCCTTCCAGCCCTACCCCGGCAGCTACGGCGCCAACACCCGCGACGGAGGCGAGACCAACACCGTCCGATTCTCCTTCGCCCGGTGGCGCAGCTTCCAGGGCTGGTGCGCCCACCAGCACGTCCCCGAGAACACCCACGGCGACGTCTTCCTCGACGTCGACTACACCCTCAAGACCGCGGCCGCGATCCTCGACCCCACCCCGAAGCCCACCAGGGTCCAGCTCCTCGGCCGGCAGCTCGAGGCCGACCTCGCCGGCATCGGCGCAGCGATCGCCAAGGCCCAGGCCACCGCCGAGAAGTACTCCACGGTCCCCGAGTCCCGCGCCAGGGTCCACCGCTGGATCAGCGAGCTCGACGACAAGCTCGACGCCGCGCTGGCCGACACCGCCGCCGCGCGGGACGACTATGACAAGATTCCCCCGAAGTGAAGGAGAGCAGCGCCATGGAGATCCCGACCATCAACATCCCGCCGCGGCTGAGGTTCGCGCTCTACTTGCTGGCCTCGCTCGCCGTCCTGGCGTCGTCGTACTTCCTCGACCGCGGCTTCACCTGGTGGGGCGACGCCGAGGTCAAGCTCGTCAACGGCGCGGTCGCGCTCGTCGGGATCCTGGCCGCAGCGAACACCACCCGCAAGACCGCGGCCCCGGCCGTCGAGGGCGAGGTCCTCGACCGCGTCGACGACACCACCGACCTCGCCGACTCCGCCGGCGTCCTCACCAGCTACTAACCCAGGAGACCACCATGGGCACCACCACCAAGACCCGCCGCCTCGAGGGACTGGCGATCCGTCGGCACGCCGACACCAGCGGCCAGGAGCGCGTCGTACGCTACGACCCCGAGACCGGCGCCAAGCGCCTCGTGAACCCCGCCACCCCCGGCGACGACCACGAGCCCTGGCCGCTCCTCGGCATCACCCTCGAGGCCGCGCCCGAGCTGACCACCCTCCCCACCCAGCTCGTCGCCCAGGGCACAAGCGAGGGCTGGCTCACCGCCGAGAACCAGCGGCCCGTCGTACGCCCCGCCGGACCCACCCAGGACGTCCTCGCCTCGAGCCACACCGGCCAGCCCCACGTCTTCGTCCACTGCGACCGCATCGTCTTCCACACCCTCGACGGCGACGTGGCCTACCGCGTGGTCCACCAGCCCGACAAGTACGCCGACGGCACCCAGGCCAACGACGGCCCGATCGACGGCAGCTACGACGACGACACGCCGGTCACCCCCGAGCTCTACGCCGCCGGCGCGACCCGCGTCGACCACTTCTACACCCTCGCCAAGGAGGCCTGACCGCCATGGGCAACTTCATCTTCAACCGCTCCAAGGGCAGGTTCGTCGAGTTCGCCGAGCGGATCAACGCCAACGACCCGACCAACAGCATCCTCTCCCTGGCCATCTGGAACACCGCGACCGCCGACTCGACCCTCATCGACCTCGACACCATCGCCGCGATCGAGGCCGACGGAGGCACCGCCGAGGTCGCCAACTCCGGCTACGCCCGCAAGACCTTCGCCGACTCGACCATCACGATCACCTACGACGACACCAACGACCGCGTCGACCTCGACGTCGCCGACCAGACCTGGACCGCAGTCGCCGCCGGCACCGCCTGGACCGACGCGTCCTTCGGCTACGACTCCGACTCCACGGCCGGCACCGACGCCAACGTCCTCCCTGTCTCGTGGCACGACTTCGCCGTGACCCCAGACGGCTCCGACATCACCGCCACGATCGCCGTCTTCGCACGCGCAGCCTGACCGGTCATCCGTGGCGACCAGGACCAAGACCGTCGAGTTCGTCTACGGGACAGACGTCACGTCCCTGGCGGCGAACACGAAGCGGACGGCGACGGGCGGGACGATCTACCTGCCCGAGTCCAGCAAGGTCTTCCGGTCGGTAACCCTGGTCGCCACATGGGGCGACGACGCGCTCGTGGCGTCGTCGCCTACCAACTGGATCCTCGGCGTGAAGCTCGGCGCGGCCGCCGAGTCCACAGCTACGGTCACTGACACGGTGACCAACTCGGGCGAGAACTTCACGTTCCGCGCCCGCCGCGACGTCACGGCCTACTTCACGACCAACTGGACCGGCACGTCGATGACATGGGAGGCGTCGGCACAGCAAGCCGTCTCCGTGACCCAGAACCACACCTTCAAGCTGATCATCACCTACGAGTACGACGACACCACCACCACCCACGTCAAGACCGTCCGCATCCCCATCGAGTCCACCCGCGGCCTCCTGACCACCACCTACCAGACACTCGGCGGCGCGACCGCGATCCCCGCCTTCGGCGGCTCCTTCCTTCCCGAGGCATCCATCACCGTCCGCCAGGTCTGGGTCGAGCTCTGGGGCAACGAGGCCACCGCATCGACGGGCGACTTCATCGCCGGCGTCCGCGTCAACGGCGGCACGAACCGCGACTGGTGGGACAGCGAGGGCGCACTCAACGCCGCCCGCTGGGCGTACGGCGCCGTCGACATCACCGCCGAAGACCTCACGTCGGCACGGTCGCTCGAGGCCATCGTCTCCACCACCACATCCCGCATGACCCAGGTCGGCGGCATGGTGTGCGTGACCTACGAGTTCGACTCGGCCGCCACGACCACCGTCCTCAACTCCCTCCTGATGGGCGGCGTCGACACCGTCGGGCAGATGGCAGGAACAGCGGCTGGTGACGAGGACGCATGGGCGCGGACGATCTACATCGAGGAGCCCGGCACCATCACCATGCAGCCGTCCGCGGTCTGCCTGTTCTTCAACGACTCCGCGACCCTCACAGTCGACGTCGCGGTCGGCGCCCAAACCGATACCGCCTTCGTCTGCACGGCCGGCACCATCCAGACCGGCCAATTCTCTCTAGTCCACCGCTTCGACGCGGCCGGCGCGAAGGGCACCGCGGGCATGACTCTCGCGCGCGGCGCGAATGAATACTCCATCCAGTTCCGCTCAGCCACCGCGAACGCCGGATGGAACCTGTCCGGCTTCATGCTCCTGAACTACACCAGCGACAAGGCTGCGGCCGGCGTCGGAGCACACGCACAGACCCGCTACTTTCACCTCGCAGACACCGCCGCCGACCAGGTCGTCCGTCAGGTCACCAACGTCACCACCCCGACCATCCCCGAGACCGACTTCTACCTCGTGGGCGCCGTCGTCGACATCGACGCCCAGGTGACCGCCACCGCAACAGGCGGCCTCGCACTCTCCCTCGAGCGGACAGGCGGCCTCGGCTGGGACCCCTCCTACGTCGGGATCTTCCGCGGCGACTCCGAGCTCTCCCTCATGACCCCGTTCGGCGCGGCCCGCGGCAACTGGCTGAGGTGGCCAGGTGACCCCGACCCCGACCGCGCCGACCTCGAGACCTCCCGCGCGTGGCGGCTCGACAACCAGCCCGCGATGTGGGCCGCCTGGGGATTGTGGGTCACCTGGCACGCCCACACCTTCACCGTCGCCGGCACCATCACCGGCTTCACCGGGACCGTCAACCTGTCCCTCCACCGCGCGTCGACCGGCGAGCAGGTCGCCACCACCACCCGCTCAGGCGACGGCACCTACTCCTTCACCTGGTACGACGACACCGAACCCATGTACGTCGTCGCCGACGACGGCACCAACCACGGCGTCACAGCGGCCGACGTAGCGGCCTAGAGGGAGGCTCCTGGTGGCCTTCGACATCACCGCCAACGGCGGGACCGGCTTCGACATCACCCTCACCGGTGGCGGCCCCACCTACGAGACCATCACGTACGAGGGCGCCGGCAGCATCGGCGAAGAGAGCGACGGGTCCCTGGCCGCCAGCTGGCCGCCGGGATCGTCGACAAGGACGTCGTGCTCCTGGTCGTCGACGTCTCATCCGCGACCGAGCCGACCAACCCAACCGCCGACGGCTTCGACTCGATCGCCTCGAGCGACTCGAACGGCGTCTCCCCATCGTTCCGAATCTCACTCCACGTCTGCGACGGCACCGAGTCCGGCACCATCACCGTCACCACCGTTTCGCAGTCAGCCAAGGGACAGATGTTCCTCTTCCGCGGCGTCGACAACACCACCGCCGTCGACGCCACCGGCACCCCCCTCGCGTCCTCGACCGCGATCACCAACTACGACCTGCCTGGCATCGACCCCAGCATGGTCAACACGATGGCCGTCGACGTCGTGATCTCCAACGCCTCGACCGGATCCTTCACCCCGCCGGCCGGGATCACCGAGGTCACCGACGACGCCTCCCCTATCCCCCACTTGGCGGTCGGCTACGGCACCCTCGCCTCCGACGCCCCGACCGGCACCGCCACCTGGACCCGGTCGGGCCCCAGCCGCGGCGCCGGCGTCCGCATCGCCCTCCGCCCCGCACTGGTCTCCAGCACCATCACCGACACCATCGCCCCCGCGGCCGAGACTGACACCGCTCTAGCGTTCGGCCGTCGCAAGACCCGCGCGCTCGGCACCGCCGTGGACACCAGCTCCGCCCTCACGATCACCCCGAGCCTCTCCGGCGGAGGCCAGACCGTCGCCCTCGGCACCGCCGCCGAGGCCGACACCGCCCAGGCCATCGCCCGACGGAAGACCCGCACGGTCGGCACCGCCTCCGACACCTCGAGCAGCCTGGCGCTCGGCCGCCGGCACACCAGGGTGATCGCCGCCGCGACCGACACCGAGACCGCGCTGGCCCTGGGCCACCGGAAGACCCGCGCCCTGCCCACCGCCTCCGACACCGAGACCGCTCAGCCCCTCACCCGCGCCAAGGCCCGAGCCCTATCGGCTGCAACCGATACCAGCACCGCCCTCCCCCTCGGCCGCCGCCGCAGCTACCCCCTCGGCCTCGCGACGTCGACATCGACCGCGACCGCGATCACCCGCGGCCCCGTCACCCGCACCATCAACACCGCCACCGAGGCCGACACCAGCCTCACCCTCGCCCGACGCAAGACCCGCGCCCTCACCCCAGCCGCCGACGTCCAGACCGCCCCCGCGACCCCCAGGCCCAAGCGCC